GCCGTATACAAGACGCTGTTCTACAGTGGTCACAACCAAAGAACCAAGCTAAAGGCTTGCGTATGAGCAACATAGGCCGTCCAGCGAGGCAGTTATGGTACGACTCTAAGAACGACAAACCGTTTAAGCCTAACGCAGTCACTAGAATTAAGTTTCTATACGGACATTTACTTGAAGAAGTTCTTTTGCTGCTCGTTAAGATGGCAGGGCATCCTGTATCTGATGAACAAAAAGAAGTAGAGGTTGATGGTATCAAGGGTCACATAGACTGCAAGATAGACGGTGAAGTTGTGGACATAAAGACTGCATCTAACTTCGCATTCAAAAAGTTTTCAGAGGGGACGTTGCCTCAGAACGATACCTTTGGTTACATGGCTCAGTTGTCAGGCTATGAAGCAGCGGAAGGAACTTCTGACGGAGGATTCTTAGCAATCAATAAAGAGTCAGGAGAGCTTGCACTGTTCAGACCAGGACCTTTCTCAAAACCAAACGCAAAAGAAAAAATTAAAACGCTTAAAGAAGCTTTAGAACTTGACAGTCCTCCAGAGAAATGTTATACTCCTATACCAGAAGGTAAAAAAGGTAATGAGATTTTACCTCCTACCTGCGTGTATTGCAACTACAAAAATGATTGCTGGTCAGATTCTAATGAAGGCAATGGCCTTAGAATATTCAAGTATTCCAACGGTTTAAAATACTTTACTAAAGTAGTTTCTGAGCCTAGAGTCGAGGAGATAACATGAACCCAAAGACTATGAAGAAGATAAACAAGCATGCTGATAATTTACTTCTAGAATGGTTGAAGACTTTGATACCTGAAGAAGATTATCACAAGGTTTCACTGGAGAACTTGAATTCTTTTCTCCCTGATGTAAATTATTTTTACGCTAACAAATCTTTAAGGCTAAGTTTCTATGGGCCTAAGTGGACTAGGAAGTGTATTAAGAAACTTGTAAGGGCTGGTAGAGATCTGGAATCTATCACCATGAAAGATCTTGAGGACGTTGCTAACAGAAGACCTATACAGGATGAAGACGATTAGTACTAAAAAGAAAGTAGTAAGTGGTAAAAGAAAGCCACGGGTAGCAAGACCTAAGAAGATTGTTACCCCTGACAACCACACATATGATTCAATATGGGAAGCCGTGTTGCATGAATCAATATTAAAAGATTGGCAGCACCATTCAGAAAAAATTAATTACATAATTGAACATACATACGAGCCAGATTTTGTAAGGAAGATAGGAAGGAAGACTATTCTGTTAGAATCTAAAGGAAGATTTTGGGACTTTGCAGAGTATAATAAATACATATGGGTTAAAAAGAACTTACCTAAAAATACCGAGTTAGTCTTTTTGTTTGCTAATCCCTCGGCCCCTATGCCAGGAGCTAAGAGAAGAAAAGACGGAACAAAAAGATCACACGCAGAATGGGCAGGAACAAACGGATTCAGGTGGTTTAGTGAGGAGTCTATACCAGAAGATTGGATAGATTCTGAATCTAGAGAAACTGAAGATTTTAAAAAACGTAATGATAAAATTAATTTGGAGATGCAATGAACGAAGAAGAAGATTTACCAGAAGATGAATGGGACGATGTGTATCATTTAGGATGTGTTAACTGGCCTCACTGTGAGCTGTTAGGTTGCGGTAACACTGACGAAACCCCAGGACATAGATAAGGATGAACATGAGTATAGACGAAGCAACACCAGAAGAATGGGATGAGATGAATGATAGAAGAAATAAAGAACATGCTGAAAGTAATGCTCTTACTGCTCTTGGTACAACTTACTCTAAGCTTATTAATGGTGCTATGGTGGATAATATAAATAACCCAGAACACTATAATCAAGGAGCGGTTGAGTGCATAGAGGCTATAGAAGCTATGCTTACTCCTGATGAGTTTGTTGGCTATTTACGTGGCAATTCGTTGAAGTACAGGTGGAGGATGAGATACAAAGGTTCTCCAATAGATGATCAACGCAAAGCGGCTTGGTACGAAAATAAACTTTTAGAATACTGGACGGAGAATGAAGATGCCTTGGGACAGAAAAGCTGAAAGATCTCAGCGGTTTCATAAGAAGAAAGCAGCGAAGCACAAAGAACAGTCTAAAGATTATAATAAATCAAAAGTAAAAGAGAGGGGCAGTCAAGATGATTTGGAAGAATGGGATAACTAATTATTTAGGCATACAGATAGACTACGACAAAGAAAAAAATCTAAATGAATTCTCATTAGAAACTTTAAAAGATAGATACTTTTGGGGAGAGGAGACACATGCTCAAGAAGCTTTCGCTAGGGCTGCTACATATTGCGCTACTTATAAAGGAGTTACTGATTTCGATCTTGCGCAAAGACTTTACAACTACGCAAGTGATCATTGGTTTGGTTTTAGTACTCCTATACTTAGTAACGCAGGAACCTCGCGTGGCCTTCCTATTAGCTGCTTTCTTAATTCAGTTCCTGATTCAAGGGTTGGCCTATCTGATCATTATGACGAAAACATATGGCTTGCATCTGGAGGTGGAGGTATCGGTGGGTGCTGGTCTAGTGTACGCAGTAATGGTATTAGCACTTCTAACGGCAGTAAGTCTACTGGTTCTATCCCATTCATGCATGTAGTAGATTCTCAGATGTTAGCTTTCAATCAGGGAGTTACCAGAAGAGGATCATACGCTGCTTATCTAGACGTTTCTCACCCTGAGATAGAAGAATTCATCAACATGCGAAAGACTACTGGAGGAGATCTAAATCGTAAATGTTTAAACCTTCATAACGCAGTTACTATTAACGATAGATTTTTAAATGCTGTTCAAGAAAATTCTGAGTGGCGTTTAATAGATCCTAAAACTAAAGAAGCTGTAAAGACAATACCCGCAAGAGACATATGGTTTCAACTACTACACACCAGAGCAGAAACTGGAGAGCCTTACATTGTAAACTTAGATCGTTGCAATGAAGCACTACCCCAGGAACAAAAAGATTTAGGTCTTGAAGTAACACAAAGTAATCTTTGTTCTGAAATAACATTACCTACTGACAGCGAACGGACTGCTGTTTGTTGTTTGAGCTCAGTTAATCTGGAATATTTTGACGAGTGGAAAAACTCAGAGCAGTTTATAGATGACATGATAACTATGTTGGATAATGTTTTAGAAAATTTTATAGAGCATTCTGTAGATACAAAAGGGTTAGGTAGGTACAACGCAACTTACGACAGGTTTAAAAATTATGTTAAAGAAGATCACAAAGGGTTTACAAAAGCCGCTTATAGTGCATATAGAGAACGCGCAATCGGCCTTGGGGCAATGGGGTTTTGCAGTTACCTACAGCGTAACGGAATTAATTTTGAAAGTATGTACGCCACAAGTTTCAACCATAGGGCATTCTCCCATATCAAAGAAAGAGCTGTTTCAGCTAGTAGGCGTTTGGCTGAAGAACGGGGCGA